TGTGGCGCATACAACGGCAACGAAGCCGGCTTAGACATCCGCACATCAAGCAACAACGTCGTGCTGTCTGATGGGGATGGTACTCCTAGATTTGTTGCGCAAGGTTCATCCGCTCTTGAATTATTGGGTGGCCCTAGATCATCTCTTTCTAATTCTCTGTTTAGGATTGTTAATAGAAATACTGGAAACTCTAGTGAAACTTTTACTGCCGCAGACATGGGTATGGGCGATAATATTACTTGTTTAATCAACATTTCCATTGGTGGAACAACTGATCTTCAAAGTTATGGTGGGTGTTTGATATATTGGTACATGCCTAGAGGTGGCAACTCTGTTATCCATCAAACTCTTGTTGCAGCTTTCAAAGGTACCGGTGTTGCTACATTCAGCGTTTCCTCCAGTGGCAACAGCTTGGTTGTTACAAAAGATAGCAACTTAACAGTTTCAATCACTGTTATTGGCGGCGGCGGTAACGGCGATTATTAAGGAGATCAAAAATGCAAACAACGTACTTTAAAAATGAAAGCGGCGTTTATTCTATTTTGCTAAATGGTCAGTGGACAGAATATCCAATTGAAGATCAGGGCAAGAATATATCGTCGTTAATAACAGAAAAGATGCGAGAGCATTATACGCAAGATCAAGCTATCGCTGCGGAAGGTTCTGATCCTGAAAGTGGTGATGGACTAGCGTATTGGACAAAGGTTTCAGAAATGCAAGCAGAGGTTTTAAACGACTTTGCATCTTTTGAAAGTCAGCTTTAATTTTATTAGTCAGAAAAGGAGAAAGACATGACTGATACACCAACTGCGGAAGAAATCGCACAGCACTACACAGCAATGGGTCACTCCGTTGATCTGCTAAATGCTGGGCAACCAGAGGACATGGAAGACGCCGATTGGACTGACACTGTGTCACGCAATGTAGAGCATCTACAGTTAATGGTTGCAAAAGACTTCTGGACTACAGAAGACATGACCGCCGCAAACGCTGCTATTGCAGCTAATTCATAATCATAAGGAAAAACCGTGATGGCTAAAAAAGAAAAGACCCCAATCACAGTCAACGACAAAGAATACCTTGTTGAAGATATGACGGAACAGCAAGTAACAATGCTGAACCATGTACAGGATTTAGATCGCAAACTGGCAAACGCACAGTTTAATCTAGATCAGCTAAACGTAGGCCGTGAGGCTTTCGTAAATATGCTAGCAGCTAGCCTCGAAAAAGAAGAGGCAGTCGAAGAAGCTGCTTAGGGGTTGCAGTAACACCTAGTTAAGTGTTATAATGTATACATAAAAGTACTTAACTAGGCACACTATGACCGTATATATTAGAAGGCTTAGGGAAGCAGACTTACCTTCAGTACTAAAAGTATCAAAGTGGCTACACGAAAACTCACGGTATAAAGTTTTCAGCTACAACGAAAGCAAAGTAAGAAAGCTGTTATCTCTAAGCCTTAAACCAAATAGCCCTGTATATGTGTCGGTGGCTCTTAAACAAGGCTCTGACGATATACTAGGATACTTCCACGGGTATGTAGATCATCATTATTTTAGTGACATGAAATACGCAGGGGATTGGGCAGTATGTATACTACCGGAATATCGTAGACATGCCCCAAAGATACTAAAGCAAATGGTCCAAGCTTTTGAAAAATGGGGCCGGAAAAACGGCGCAGAAGAAATCTCTATCGGCGCGTCTACTGAAGCCTACGGTACTGGCTATAAGAAATTTCTAACAAGGATGGGTTATAGGGACGTAGGTTTCCTCGCCGTGAAAGGATGAACAGATGAGTTTTAATTCAACCACTTCGGTTACCAACACGGGACTAGGTGATGATCAGTATGAACAGCTTCAAACTAATCAGACGGGTCTTGGTGATCAAGCCCAAGAAGGTTTTACAGCCGTAGGCGAAGGTATCACTGGGCTTGGTACTAAAATCGAAGGCGCTACCACAGGCATTAATGCTAATACTAATACCGGATTTACTAATCTTACGGGTGTTGTACAAGGCTACGGTGATGCCCTTACGCAGGGTCAAACAGACGCTGCTACGGGAAGAGCTAAATATTATAATGACATGCTTACGGCGCTACAGAACAATACAGGTGGCCTAGCTACACAAGCTTCTCTTGATACAGGTTTTCAGGACGCTACTGGTAGATTTGATACATTAGATACTAGCGTTGGTGGGGTACAGTCTGCGGTAGACACAGGGTTTACTGACACAAGCAATCAAATGACAGAGGGCTTTGCAGACGCTGGTAGTAGGTTTGACAGTCTTGATACAAACGTGGGCGGCGTACAGTCTGCGGTAGATGCTGGATTTGATAGCGCGAATACGTCCCTTAATAATCTTGGTGCTGATCTTAATAGTGCAGAGACAACTATCACAGGCAATCAAGATACGCTGCAAGATAGTGTTAATACTATGTCCGGTAATCAGGACGCCTATGCTACGTCTTCGCTTGAAAATCAAGCCGCGCTACAGTCAGGTCAGGATACATTCTCATCTAACTTCGATAGCTTTGTAGACAGGTATGGACAAGATACTGAATTGGCTACAACAGCACGGGCTGATCTTGCCACCGCACAGGCAAATCAAACTGACCGTCTACGCGAAGACCTTGGTGATTATGCACAGGCAACTGCTACAGGTCAGGGTGATATTGCTAAAACTATTGGCACTCTGGGTACAGGTATTGACGCTGGCTTTAAAAACGTGGGCGCTGCTATAGGTACAGGCTTTTCAGACGCTTCTCTTGCAGATCAAACAGCATCAGAAAATCTTTCAACTAGACTTGGTAATGTTCGAGATTTGATACAAACTTCTAGTGATACGCTTGAGGCAAGCACTAGAGACCAGTATACTAAACTTGCTAACTCTTTTGATGAAAATGGTCAATTGATTGCAAACTCTATAGACGAACAAGGCAATACAATAACACGGTCTATGGACGCTCAAGGCGTTATTATGGAGCGCAAGATTGACGCCAACGGTAATGAGCTAAGTGCTGTCTCTATGGACGTAGACACTATGCTGGGTAATGCGGAAGCCTATGAGCAATCATTGATGGGTCAACTTGATCGGCGCTTCGACTCCGCAGAGGCTAGTACTGGAGCGGAACTACAGGCGATTGCTAGAGGATTTACTCAGCAAGATAAGAAGCTGGATAACCAGACCCGTGATCTAGCAGGTCTAGCGGCTGAACAGACCAATCTTGATGCTAATATGCGAAATGAATTTAGGCAGCTTGGTCAAGCATTTGATGATCAGGGTAACTTAATTCAAAACTCTGTAATGGAGAATGGTACTACGGTATCCCGCGCCATTGATGACAACGGTAATTTAATGTTGCGTTCTTTTGATGCCCAAGGAAATCGCATGGGTGATCAGGTTATGAATATTAACAGAAGTCTTAATAACTTAGCGCAACTAAGTACTATTCAAGGGGCCAATACATCAATGGGTAATTTAAGTCCGGCGATGTCTAACGCAGCACCAAGCACTGGATTTGCTTCCCCTTACGCAACAACGAGGTAACAATATGCATCCAACAAACGTATCCCCAGATTGTGTAGAACTTGTTAAAAAGTTTGAAGGTCTACATAAACTGAAGGATGATGGTTTAGTCCATTCGTATAGATGTCCGGCAAATAAGTGGACACTGGGCTACGGAGCCACTAAAGGCATCCGCTCTGGTATGCGCTGCACAGTAGAAGAAGCTGAACAGCGTCTAATAGCAGACTTAGACGAACACGGTAAGATTGTTAAACGACTAGTTAATGTACCACTGACACAGGGGCAGTATGATGCTCTGGTATCATTCGTATTCAACTTAGGTGGTGGTGCATTCAAATCATCAACTTTGCTGAAAAAACTAAACTCAGGAAATTACGATGATTGCCCAGAGCAAATCATGCGGTGGAACAAGGCCCGTGTAGATGGTAAGTTACAGCCCCTGCGTGGATTGACTAGACGCCGTGCGGCAGAGGCCGCTGTCTTTAGCCGTGATGCACAGTTACCCTCTGATGAGGGTGGGCCAGAGATGCCACAGAAGCCTACCGCAGAAGCACCTAAGTCTTTGGCAAAGTCCAAAACAATGGCGGGTGCAGGTATTGCTGGCGCAGCAACAGCCCTAAACGAAGTATCTGGTCAAATACAGGGTTTAGTAAGCTATGCTCCAATGCTTAAAACAATATTCCTAATACTGGCTATTGGGGGCATTGCGCTGGCAGCATATGCACGGTTCAAAGACAATAAAGAAGGCATTCACTAGTGTTCGTCTTTGGAAAAATAAAGACCTATATCATAGGTGCATTGGCATTAGCCTTACCTATAATCTACGTAATGGGTCAGGTTACTGGACGGTCTAAAGAAAAAAACAAAGTGCTTAAGGATGATCTACAAGCACAGAAAAAAACTACTGACTTTTATAAGGCAATGGCAGAGCATGAAAACGACAACATTACTGATCGTAAGTCTCTTACTGAGCGGCTGCGGGGGAACGGTCTATAGGACCAACCTAGAGGTCTACTGCCCCCCAATGGCAGACTACTCAAAAGAATACAACGAAAAGCTGGCAGAAGAACTAACAAGTCTTCCGCAAGACAGTGATGCTATCGAAACTGCCGTTACCGATTATATACAGCTACGGGATCGTATTAGAGCCTGTGAAAATAAGAAGGATAATCTCTAATGGGTTGGTGGTCTGAAAATATTGGTGGCGGCAATAGCTTTGGAGAAAGTGTTGCAAACGCATTTACCGCTGGCGATGGTAAAGAATACCAAGGCGGTACACTTGTTGATACAAATACCAACAAAGTTATTGGCGGCGGTATTATGGACAGTAGTAGTACTGGTCAAAATAATAACAACGCACAAGTAGGTTCTACGTCTTCGGGACACGGTAGTAGTAACAGTGTTGGACAAATAGTAAGCAACACAGTTAGTGACGTTACAGGTGGCTTGGGTAGTTCTATCTTTGGCAAGACACATACCGTGGCTAAGGGCGACACCCTTTATGAAATCGCACAGAAAAACAATACTACTGTTCAGGCATTAATAGACGCTAACCCAGAGTTAGCACAGGACAACGGTAATGTTATAACGGTTAACCAAAACCTGACTATTCCCTTTGGTGGATTTAACTTTGGTTTTAACAACAAACAAGAAGACACTTTAAAAGGAACATACAAGAGTAGTAGCACTGTAGGCACGGCTGTTAGTGCTGGTCTCACTGGCGGTCTAAGTTTAATACCTAAAGCCTTGGGCGCACTCACGGGCTGGGCAAACGGCCTTGATCCAGAGAACCAAGCGTCTGGTACATATAAAGATAAGAACGGAAAAGATAATCAGGTATATGATAACGGCGATGGTATGCTGTATTCATATAACTTTCTAAACTTGCCGTATGAGGTTAGTATTGTTGATGGTAAAATGGTGGATACCCTGTCTTTACCCGTAGATAAGAACGGGAATAAGTATAGTGATCCTAACTACGATCCTGATAACTTATCTGACCAAACCGCATATCAGTACACAGCTAGCCAGAACACTGGTGGCGATGACGATAATAATGAAATTCAACAGTACGCTGATGCCAACGCAGGTATAGGTGAGCCTGAAACTGGTGATGGTACAGGTACTGGTCAGAGTGACTACGACAAAGTACTGGAGATGGCTAAAGCCGCTGGTTTTACTGACATCAAAGGTACTCAGGAAGAAATCATTGCTAACGCGATGAAGTACCTAAAAGATCGTGGCCTTAACGTATCCGACAATGTACCAGAACTTGATGCAGACGCTGAAGGCACAGTCATGGGAGACTTTGAGGGTCTTGATGATATCAACATGCCTGATGTTAATACTGTGACAGATGGTGTTCAGGTAGATAGCATAGCCAATGCAGAAGCTGCTACATATGATGTTACAGAAAATGTTATAACAGATGACATGCTAGCGACAGGGGTTACTGGTGAAATAGACAGTGACAATCTTGTAGACGCTGACAACATACAGATTGATGTAGAGGCAGAGGCTAAGGGTGAAGGGGTTATGGGCGATAGCCTAGATAACTTTGCTTCCCAGAATATCTCTACAGTTATTAATACTTCTACAGCCGAAGGTAAGATGTTGGCCCAAGCATTAGGCGAGGGTAATTATACTGACCATAAAGCAACCTTGATGGGTCAGATAAAGTTAATATCTGCGGAGTTTAAAGACAGCAATGGTAATGCACGAATACCTACTTGGGCGCAAGCTGATTTAAGAGGGATACAACAGACCATTGCATTTGGCGGCATGACAGGGACTGCGGCTACAGAAGCATATGCCAATGCTATTATGGAAGCTACTATTGGTGTAGCAGACAAAGAAGCAGCATTCTTCCAAACACTCACAGTTAAGAACCTAGACAATCGCCAAGAGTCGATTATTAACAAAGCTAAGATATTAGCCCAGTTTGAAATGGGTAACTTAGACGCCCGTGAGACAGCCGCTGTTCAGAATGCCAAAGCCTTCTTAGAGATGGATTTACAAAATTTAACAAACGAACAGCAAGCTATGGTCATCAATAAACAGGCTATGGTAGACGCTCTGTTTAAGAATACTGAGGCAATTAACGCACAAGCCTTGTTCACGGCAGAGGGCCGGAATGACATGGCTAAGTTCTACGATGAGTTAAATGCTTCAATACAACGTCATAACGCTACAGAAATCAATGCGCTTAAGAAGTTCAATGCTGGTGAAATCAACGATAACTCTGAGTTTTTAGCAGACTTAAGAAACTCTAGGCAACAGTACGTTGCTAATATGCAGTATAATATTGATAAGATGAACGCTACTTGGCGTCAGGATGTAGCCACAACAAACAACCAAAATAAGTTTGACGCTGCTAGCACCGATATTAAAAATGCATTAGGTATCACACAAGAAGCCCAGAATGCTTTATGGGATGATGCAGATAGTCTGTTAGACTACATTTGGAAATCAGCCGACAATGATCAACAGCGCGAGTTGTTATTACTAACAGCGCAGCTTCAAGCACAGGCTGGTCAGCAAGGCGGCAGTAGCAGTAGTAGCTTCTGGAAGTCTGTTCTCTCCATTGGCGGGGCAGTACTAGGCGCAGGTTCTAAACCTTGGTGGTTGGGCGGTTAAAAGAAAGAGTTAAGACATGCAGTTTCAAGACGCAGTTAAATTATCCATAGAAAAGTTCCTTGAGGGAAAGATGCCAACTAAGTTGGCTGAAGTGGCAGAGGAAGGAACTCTGTTTCATACCCCTGAGTATTTCGACCAGTTAGAAGAAGAACTGCTTGGTGAGCCTGTCGAGAAAGACAAGGGAGAAAAAGATGAGAAATAGTTCACCTATCCCCGGTGCTAACCTATTAGCTGATACCCGAAACTACGCATGGCACAGGCCACCTGATATCGTAGATTACGACCCTGCGGTTGAATACATTATTAATAGAATAGATGATCCATTTCAGTCCCAAATGGTGATTGCGATGTTGGATATAGACGCACAAGTATCAACTATCGTGTCTACGCTACTGCTACAGGCCGTATCCACAGGTAAAATGCCTATTGATCTAGCAATTATTATTGCTGGTCCGGTAGCACGATATGTTGAGATTATCGCTAAAGACTTAGGCAAGCCTTACGAAATGGGTGTGCGGGATAAAGATGAAATCGTCATAACGCCAACTCTGCTAAAACAGGCGCTAGGAATAGTCGAACAGGAAGAAGATACGGAAGAAGTTGCTGAAGAGCCTGAAGTATCACCACAGGCCGTTATGGGCGGTCTCATGGGTATGCCAGATGAGATGGTAGCTACTTCAGAAGAACAAGATGAAATGCTTGGTGGCGCAGACGCTCCAGAAACTGATCCTATGGTAGAAGAGGAGCCTGAAGATGAGCTTTAAAAGTGAAGCTGCAACTGTACGGGCAGGTTTAAAGTCTGGTAGTTATAAGAAGGCTGATCCCGATCCATATGGCTTTATGGGATTTGCTGAACAGGTTACTTTTGGTATTCGGGCTGAAGCAGAACAGCGCCGTAAGGAAGACCTTATAGAAAAACAACAGAAAGCGGCTGAACGAAAAGCATTGGCAGCTAAACAGGCTGCTAAAGAAGCGGCTGATAAGAAGATTAAAGGGTATATTACCCGTGCGATGGCTGATGTTACATCAGGATATTCAAATGCACCCAGTAATCCGGCAGGTCTTGCTGGCATGAATGACCAGATATTTACCGCCGTTCAGGATATGGGCATCACCACTTACAAGGGCGTACAAGATTTACTTGCTAGCCCTAATTTTAGAAAGACTGTTGATGGGTTTTATGCACCTGTACAGACGAATACCGCAAGTACTGATGTACCTGTAGTAGATGTCCCTGAAGTAGACACTTCTTCTAATACAGTTCCAATTTATCATAATGGCTACAAGATAACTCCAAAAGCTAATGGAAGATTTGTAGTAGATGGGGGGGAGTATGCAGGTGTACTTGCTAAGGAATCTTTTACTATAGACAGCCTAAAAGATGTTCTATCTAGAAACCCAGAAGGTGGATTATCAGCCCCAGAAAATAAGACTGAAACATCTGTTAGTACAAATCTAGAAACGGCTGCTAATAGTTTAAATACGCAGACTGATAATCTGTTTGGCACAAGCACAGAGTTCGACATGAGTACTCTTGAGGCAGGTACATGGGAAGCTGAGATTGACAGGGTTCTAAAGCAAGGAAGAGACTTCCCTAATAAGTATCCTAATGCAGAAGAAACTGCACAACAGATACGTGATGTAGCATCTTCTAAAGGCTGGGTGACTTTCGGCGGCTTAAGTACAGCGGATATCCGTAGTAAGACATCCGCAGAGCTTCAGGCTGAAATTGATCAGATGGAAGCAGGTATCGGTGGGCAGAATGTCTCTGACGAAGACATAACAAAACTGAAGGAGTTTGTAGTTGCCAAACAAGCCATAGAGCAAGAAGGTGCATTCTGGAATAAGCCTGAAGAGATATTTACTAAGCTAGCGTCAGAAGACGAAAGACAGGTACTAGTAGCTCGACTTGAACTTTGGAAGCTTACAAGCGACAAGCCAGAGGCTGTTAAGAATATTGAAAACGCTATTACTATATTTGATGCGGTTCAAAACAACAGGCCATTGGATGATGCAATCCTAGAGAAAATGGTTGGCGCAGATGTGGGTGTTATAGAGGGTCTTAAGGCAGTATATGGTGATAGAGCCAAACCTGAACAAATGGTAACAATAGAAAAGCTTATATCTCTTGCTAAAGAAAAAGACAGTAAGGATCGTAAGCCTAAAGATTTAGCCTTCACAAGCTGGGCAGCTAGAACAGGTCTTGCAGAAAGCTTGGCCTCTACAGACGAAGCTGTACGTAAAGAGGCAGAGAAAGATTTGGCTGCGTGGGAGAAATTATGGTCCGGTAGAACAAGTATTGCTAAAAATTCTGTAGAGTGGTGGCAAGACGCCAAGAACCTTTCTAAAATGTCACTTACTGAAGTAGACCTTTTACTCGACTCCGGTACGATTACAGAGGAAAATAACAAAGAAGCATACGCTGCACTACTACGCTTGAAGCCTACATTAGAAGCTCAAGCAACAGAAAGTGGCTCCAGCGAATTGGCAGGTATTGAGACTTTAGATGAGTTGAACAGATACCTGATTGCTAACGAAGCTAAGTTTGAAGGTAATGACGCTCTTAAAGCTGCATATACAAAAATGCATGTAGAGCTTCAAAAACAAGAGGCGGCTGCTAACGCAGGTAAAACTATAGACCCTAAAGAACGCGCACGGCGTAAGTGGATGGAAGATAATCAAATCGAAAATCCTTCGGCAATGACGTTTGAACAGATAGGTGCTATGGAGAAAGCTGTATCTGAGTTGATTAGCCCCGCCGATGATGCTGAGATAATCACCAATAGTGAAATGTTCAGGGTAGGAGACAGCTACGTCAAGCGTGACACTGATGGTAAACTCAGAGACATCTACACAAATGAGGTAGTTGAGCCTACTTCCGAAGCAAAACCAATTCCAGAAAGTATTCGTAGAGAAATAAGTAAAGACTATACTAGGATCAGGGATGATCTATTAACCCCAATGTCTGCGGTACAGTCTAAATCTCTTGGTACTATTAGATCGGCTAAACGACTATCTGAGATAGCTACTAAAAACCCAGAGGTTCTTACTACGGTAGGTTCTGCGGCTTCATTCCTTGGGCGTCTGTCTATTAACTTAGATACTTTAACTAATTATGCTAACCAAGGGCTATCGCCAGACCAAGTTGTTGATCAGGTAATGAATGAACAGCTTCAGGGTACGGCATCCGCACAAGCACTATTCGATGCCGAAATACTTAAGTATGCTTACTTGTATGCTTCTGTGAACCTAGAGCAATCAGGCAGAGGTCTGTCAGACACTGACTTTAAACAGGCTCTAAGACAGGTAAAAGCCAGTGATGGTAAGCTAGAAACCTTTGAAGGTCTCTTGAGACAGCTTACTAATGAAACTATTGGAAAAGTTCGCGGCAGTATAGAAAATATCTTCGGCTCTGAAGAAACCGGAAAAGGTATGAATGCTGAAGTAGCTTCACTTGAGCGTACATCAGGACAGCCTATTGGTAACTATCCACGAAATAT